CTAATCGGTTCCATCTTGCCGGACGGCCAAGCCGTCCAGACCCCATTTGTTCTCGAGTGCGTAACCCCTCAGAGCAGCGTCCCCCGGTCTCTGACCCCAAGCCTACAAGTAGGCTCAAGAGAAAGAGATCGGGAACGCACAGCCTGCTAGAATGCAGAACTGTGCTAGACGCCCTCGATTGGGCTGCCTACGTCATGCGTGCCAATGCTGATCTTAAAAAGTCAGCTGGCGCGATGGCGCAGACGCACTCGCGACTCGTCCGATTACGGCAGATCGTGCATCAATGCACGAGCCGTGGCGGACAAACCGGGACCCCTAGCAAGGGCCCCGGGCAAACCTCTGCGGAGCTCCTTAGAGCCCGCTACCGTCAATTGCACAAGAACTTGACTCCCATAGTGGAAGCGTTCGTTCTCATACACGGTGATCACCAATCACCAAATCCACATTCCGCGGCGGCAGGTAGGCTTTTGTTAGCCCACCTTACCAATATCCTCCACAACGGAGTGAAGGCACTCAAAGACCAAGCTGACTACGCGAGGGCGAAGTCAGTCTCCGATCCTGTTAGACAGGTGGAGAAATACCCTGGAAGAAATCTGCGAGGAACATCAGCCCGAAGGCTGTTCGTCGCATCCACCGTTGCACGAGCTGTGCAGATGGACAAGGTATCTGAGACTAAGAGTGTGACCGAGGACTTCCTTGCGAACAAGGGACACCAGGCCGAGAAACGCTGGATGAGCGTTCGGCCGTTTGAGGAGGTGTCCCTGCGTCGCTTGGAAACGTATATCTCCACTAAGCTTGGTCCAGAAATTGCCCGCAAGATGCAGGGCAAGGACGATGCTCAGGCTTGTCTGCCATCTGATAACGCTGCTTTCAGCGCGACTGGCCGCCCCCTCCAGAAGTTTCCAAGGAAACCCGGAGGGGGGGCAGCCGCGCTCAGCCAGATGGCATGGGACAAGTGGTGCGAACTGCAAGACATCGATATGTTCGATGCGGAGGCGCGCAAGCGCGAGCTCCTGCAGCAGCACCAGAGTGTCGGAGTGCTGTCAGAGTACCGAAAGACTCACCGAGTGAGTCCCGATGAAGATGAACTACAGGTTGAAGGCCGCTTGGTGAAGGGCCCGTACCTGGTCGTCGAAGCATACAACATCATATGGAACAAAGAACAGGGTTCCGACCATACAGTGGATAGGTGGTACCGCGCATGTATGGAAATGATGAGCGCGAAGGCGTGGAGACGGGGCATGGCCCTTGATGGTCTCACACGCGCAGGTATAATGGGACTTATGGTGCAACGGAGGTGCTACCAGAAGCTGGTGGAGCTTCTTGGTCACGACTTGGAGGAGGTAATAGCGTGGGAAAGGCAGAGAACGGGGGTTGCCAAGGGCCCCCCGATCCCGCGCCTACCTACTGCAAGTGACACATCTCTGTGGTCGATGTGTGTGACCAATTATCTCCAAAATACTCTGCCCACCCCTTTGTCAAACCCAGGCTACCATCTCCAATTGGAGGAGGGAGCCTCATACCCAGCGATCGAAACAACGATCCTTCCAGAGCTGGGGGGTAAGGTAAGGGTGGCTTCGTGCCATCCTGCCGACGAAGTGCATGTGTCCAGAGGACTCACACAGCGCTGGTTAAAGCGCCTCCGCCGGCAGCCACAGATGTCAGACGTCCTTCGTGGACAACGCATTAAGCTTACCCGCCGTCAACCAAACGACCCCGACGCCCCCATTTCTGGGGACGCCGTGGGTTTGAGTCTGGAGGACTGGGCGGATGCGTTGATCCTGGAGTCTGCCGATCTGAGCGCGGCAACTGACTACATTGGGCACGAGGTCGCTCAACGCGTATGGCTCGCCCTTTGTAGGGCAAGCGGCGAAGACCAATCCGTGCTATGTGAAGCAGGACTTCGGATCTTGGGTCCCAAGACCATTGTGGACGGTGATACCACCGTAGGCGGCATCCACATGGGTCTCGGGCTATCCTGGATAATCCTGTGTGTAGTCAATAGTTGGGCGGCTGAGGAGGCGGGTATTCCCCGCTCAGCCGTGGCGATCTGTGGCGATGACCTGGC